AGGAAGAGGTGCACACATTGCAATCCTTGATGATGTCATGTCAGAAGAAGATTCATACTCTGAAGCAGGTAGAAGATACGTTAAGGAATGGTATCCAGCAGGACTAAGAACACGTATTATGCCTAATGGTTCCATATTAATAATAAATACAAGGTATCATTATGATGATCTTTGTGGATGGTTATTAAAACAAGAAGAGAATGTAGGAGATTATGAAGTTATTCCTTGGGATGTTGTACGTATTCCTGCGTGGTTAGATGAAGAAGCTGCAGAATTGTTACAACTACCAGTAGGTTCTAGTTATTTTCCTGAATGGAAACCAGATGAAGTATTAAAAGTAGATGAACATGAAATCAAAGCTTCAAATGGTGCACGATACTGGAATGCATTGTATATGCAAGATCCTACACCAGATGAAGGTGGACTTATAAAGAAGAAATGGTTGAAGTGGTGGGAATATGACGAACCTCCTCCATGTGATTTTATAATACAAACATATGATACAGCATTCTCTACAAAAACTACAGCAGATTATAGTGTTATTCAGACATGGGGAATTTTTTCTATGTATGATGAAACTGAAGATGGTATAGAATCTTTTCAAGGTAATCTTATTTTGTTAGGAAACATTAAAGGAAGATTTGAATATCCAGAACTTAGACGTATGACACAAATGTTATATCAAGAACATAGACCTGATGTATGTATGGTAGAAAAGAAAGCATCAGGACAATCATTAATACAAGATATGCGTAGAGCTGGTATACCTGTGTTAGAATATTTACCTGATAGAGATAAAGTATCCAGAGTATATGCATCTACTCCTATGATGGAATCTGGTAAAGTATGGTTTCCTAAAAATAAAAAGTGGTCAGAAGATTTATTAGAAGAAATGTTAAGGTTTCCAAATGCTGCACATGATGACCAAGTTGATGCAATGACAATGGCTATACACTATGTAAAAGAGTCATGGCATTTAACACATCCAGAAGATCCAGATTGGAATGACGAACCAAAAGAAAAAAAACTTGCATACTGGAGAGTTTAATGTTATACTATACGTATGGAAAAAAAGTGTGCTTTTGTACCTAAACAAAAACATACGATAACTATCACTAATAAATACGATCCTAACGTAGATTATTATATAGAAAGAGAGAGACAGCATGGGAACAAAAATAAAATTTCAACCAACGAAAACAAAATTAAAATATGACACCAAAGCAGGTGATAAAATGAATATTGATCTGCAAGGTTATATTAAACATAAAGATGTTTTATCAGGTAAACCTTTAAGAGGTTCTAAAATAAAAGCTACAACTAAATATAAAAAAGGTAGACATGGAGTTTCTGGAGAAGCTGTTTATGAACCTGGTAGTAAAAAAGGTTCTATAGGAGCTAAGTATACATACAGTTTTAAAAAGGGTGGACAGATATAATGGCTACAGAAAAAAATCCATTTGAAAGAATTAGTGAAGAAATAACTAATGTAGTAAAAATGCCTACACCTGAAGAGATGATGGAAGGTGCACCAACATTTGAAATGGAAGATGATGGTGGTGTTACTGTAGACTTTACAGGTGTTGTAGAAATGGAAGCTGAAGAATCTATACAAGAATGGTATGGAGATCTTACAGATACATTAGAAGATGAAGATAAAGAAATCATTGCAGCAGATGTAGTAGATAACTATACATCAGATAAAGATTCTCGTGCTGAATGGGAAGCAATGTTTGAAAAAGGTTTTGATCTACTAGGATTAAAGATACAAGAATCTTCAGAACCATTTGAAGGTGCATGTACAGCAGTACATCCAATGTTAATAGAATCTGCTGTTAAGTTTCAATCAAAAGCAATACAAGAATTATTTCCACCATCAGGTCCAGTTAAAGCTCAGATCATAGGTAAGTCTACTCCTGAAAGAGAAGATCAAGCTAATCGTGTTCAAGAGTTTATGAATTATCAAACAACAGATCAGATGCCTGAATACTTTGATGAGATGGAAAGAATGTTATTTCATTTACCATTAATAGGATCAGCATTTAAAAAAGTTTATTATGATGCTAATTTAAAAAGACCAGTATCTGAGTTTGTTCCTATTGATCAATTCTATGTTTCTTACTATGCATCTAATCTACGTAAAGCAGATAGATACACACATGTAATATATAGAAGTCCTGTTGATCTTGCAAAAGATATGAGAACAGGAATATATAGAGATGTAGAATTACCAGAAGCAACTAATCCACAACCTACTTCTTTTTCAGAAAAGATGGATACAATTATTGGTTTGTCTCCTACAGGAACAAATGATCCACAATATACATTACTAGAACAACATTGTTATTTAGAAATAGAAGAAGACTATGCTCTTCCTTATATTGTTACAGTAGAAGAGAAGTCACAACAAATTTTAAGTATTCGTAGAAACTATAAGAAGGATGATAAGAACCAAGAAAAAGTGTCTCACTTTGTTCACTACAGGTTCGTACCAGGCTTTAGTTTCTATGGATTTGGTCTCATGCACTTTTTAGGAAACTTAACTATGACTGCTACTGCAGCCATGAGAAGTTTAGTGGATGCAGGTCAATTCGCAAACTTACCAGGAGGATTCAAAGCAAAGGGTGTAAGAATTGTTGGAGACAACGATCCTATATCACCAGGTGAGTTTAAAGAAGTTGAAGCTACAGGACAAGATCTCAATAAGGCTATAGTGTCTCTCCCATATAAAGAGCCTTCCTCAACTCTGTTCAATATGCTTGGCTTCATTACTCAAGCAGGTCAAAAGTTTGCTGATAGTACAGAACAAATAGTTTCTGATGCAGCATCTTATGGACCTGTGGGTACAACAATGGCATTACTAGAAGCATCAAGTAAGTTCTTCTCTGCTATTCACAAGAGATTACACAAATCTCAACGAGATGAATTTAAAATACTTGCCCAGATAAACTATGATTATCTACCTTCTGAGTATCCATATGAAGTACCTTTTGCTGATAAGAATGTTCTTAAACAAGACTTTGATGGTAGAGTAGATGTGATACCAGTATCAGATCCTAACATTCCATCAAACGCACATAGGATGATGATTTCGCAGATGGCATTACAAATGGCACAGCAATCACCTCCTGGTATGTTTAATCTTGAAGCATTGAATAGAACAATATTAAATGCTGCTAATTTGCCTAACATAGAAGAAATACTTCCACCTAAAAAGGAACCACAAAAATTAGATCCTGTATCTGATATAATGGCTGCAACAAAGGGTATACCTATTGCAGCATTTCCAGGACAGAACCATGACTCACATATACAAGTGAAGATGATGTACTTACAAGATCCTCAGAATGGTGCTAATCCTATAATGGCTAGATTAAAACCAATACTAGAAGCAAATATACAAGAGCATTCTGTATTAAAATATCAAGAACAAATGAATGGTATGGCAAGAGCTGCAATGGAACAACTACCACCAGATCAACAACAAAATCCTCAAGTTGCTGAAATGGCTATGGCTACTGCAGCACAACAAGTATTAAATGCAAATCAAATGGGACAAGCTCAATCACCTGAACAACAAATGGTAGCTCTTGAACAAGCTAAAGTAGAATTAGAAAAACAAAAACTACAACAAGAAGCTGCTAAATATTCTGCAGACTCTGCATTAGATGCACAGAAATTAGAATTAGAAGAAGCTAAGTTAATGGTTGCTGCAGGTAAATCTGGTCAAGATGCTGTATTGAAAAAAGAAAAAGCAGATCTTGATAGAGCTTCAAAAGAAACAATGAAGTCTTTAGACTTATTAGCTAAGACAACTATGGCAGAAGAAAAGAATGCTATAGACTTAGAAAAAATTCGTATAGCTGCTTTAACTAAAGTTGCTAGTATGGATGATCTGGATGACAGACAAAGAAGTTTTAAACTTGTTGATGTTATGATGGATCTATTAAAAGAAGAAATGAAAGGAGATGATCAGAATGTCAATAGGGAATAAAGCTTACCCTGTAAAAAAGGGTGTAACTAATGGATACCCTACCCATGTTCCAAATGGAGATGGTGGCATGTATGGAGATTATACTAAAGATAGTTATCCTGTTGCAGGTAAAATGCAATTAAGAGGAGCTTTAAATGAGTATGATCAAAGTGCTTGGAAGTATCCAGAACCAACTAAAGGGAGAAGATAATATGTGGAAATCACCAGTCGTAAAAGAAGTATCTGTAGGACTAGAGATTAATTGCTATGCATGTGCAGAAATTTAATTTCTAAATATGGATGTATGGGATGAGGTAGTCAAAGAATATAATGACGAACTCAATAAACTAAGATTAAATGTCTCTAGTGGGCAAGCAGATTCTTTTGCTCACTATAGGCAACTCGTAGGACTTGTTCAAGGAATTGAATGGTCTCGTAATAAATTAACTGAAGTAGTTAAGAAAAGACTATACGAAGAAGAGGATGACTAATGCAACAGGCACATTTAGGTAAATCTATAAAGAACGATATGTGGATTACAGAAGAAGAAGATGAAAGTACTCCAGATGTCTTACCTGAACTTCCAGGTTTTCATGTACTCGTAAGACCTGTCTCAATAAAAGAGAAAACTAAGGGTGGTATATTACTACCAAATTCAACTAAAGACGATATGTCGTATTTAACAACTATAGGTCAAGTTATTAAAATAGGTGATCTTGCTTATAATGATAATGAAAAATTTCCTAAAGGACCTTGGTGTCAATTAGGAGATTATATTTGTTATGCTAAACATGCTGGTCAAAAGATACAATATAAAAATGTTAAGATGATTTTATTGTATGATGATCAAGTTATAATGAAAGTACAAGATCCAAAGTTTTTAGATCCTACTTTTAATTTAACTAAATATAGTAGTTAAAATTTGCACTATTAATTTTTTTAGTGTATAATATATAATATAAGATACGTAAGTCGTATGTCTCGTAAACAACGAAAGGTAATAAGATGGACAATCAAGAATGGAGTGAAGTAGAAACTAAAGCTCCAGAAGAACCAAAAGTAGAATATGAAGTAGAAGGTGAAGAAGATGAAAAAGTTGAAACTCCTTCGCCTATTAAAGCAAAAGAGGAAGTTAAATCAGAGGAAGCTCCCAAAGAAGACTCTCCACCAGAACTTGAAGGCGTAGATACTAAAGGAGCTCAAAAAAGAATACGTCAATTAGTTAAGCAACGTAAAGAAAGAGATGAAAAACTTGCTGAACTAATGAGACAAAATGAAGAGTTAAATAGTAAATTAAAAAATACAGAGCATCAATTTAATACTGTTAGTAAATTAAATTTAAATGCAAGTGAAAAACAAATAACAGATAAGTTAGAACTTGCAAGAAATGCTTATAAGTCTGCTCACGAAGAAGGTGATTCAGCTAAGATACTACAAGCTCAAGAGTTTTTGAATGAAGCACAAAATGATTTAAAATCATTGACTGCTACAAAACAACAATTTGAACAACAACCTGTACAACAACAACAAGTACAGCAACCACAATATCAACCCCAACCTACTCCTGATCCAAGAGCAGCAGAATGGGCACAAAAAAATGAGTGGTTTGGTTCAGATCAAGTTATGACTGCAGCATCTTTAGCAATAGATGGTCAGTTAAAAGAAGAAGGATTTAATCCTACAGATCCAGAGTATTATACTGAAATAGATCGTAGGTTACAAGAAACATTTCCTCATAAGTTTGCAGCACAAGCTGCTCCAGTTGAGGAAGTTCGCCAGCAGGTAGAAGCGTCAAAACCTGCTCAAGTGGTTGCTGGAGCATCTCGCAGCTCTCCAGGTTCCAGTAAAAAGGTTAAGCTGTCAAAAGAAGATATTAGACTAGCTAACAAATGGGATATACCACTTGAACAGTATGCTCTTGAAAAACAAAAGTCTGAACAGGCTGATGGAGAGTATACAACAATTAATATGCAGCGTGGAGGAAGAAAATAATGACACGAATTAATAATACACGTAGTTCTGATTTAAGAGAAAACAACGCTAGAGAAGAAGTTGAATACACATTTGAAGAGCAAGATGTTCTTCATATTCCTGAAGCAGTTGAAAAGCGTTTCGCCAACGAAGGTATGACACTTGGGTGGGTAAGAATGACACTTAAAGGTGAAGATGACGTAAAACATTTAGGCAAGAAACTGCAAGAAGGATGGGTATTTGTTGACTTAGCTGAAGTTCCTGAAATGAGTGCAACCTCTTTCGTGAGAGAGGAAGGTAGATACGCAGGGGTAGTCTGTCGTGCTGACGTAGGATTAGCAAAAATCCCAACTGGTAGATACGAAGCTAGAAGTAAGTTTTACAGAGATAAAAGTAAAGCCATGAACGAAGCTATTGAAGCTCAACTTATGGGTTCTAATAATTCTCGTATGCCTATTTCTAATAACAGTAAATCAAAAGTGATAACAGGAAGACAACCTAACTTTCAGGATTAATCCTTTTATTACTTATTATTAATTAACAAAGGAGAAAGAATATGGCTTCAGTTAATAGTCCTAGAGGACTGGTACTGGCAAGAAAAAATGGCTCAGGTTCTAACTCTACTGGTGTTACTATGATTCCTGTTGGGGATAACATAAGCCCAATAGTTCCTTCAGCAGCATTGCCTACAAGCATGTTTACAGGAGATCCTATAGCAATTTATAGTTCAGGCACAATTATACCTACAGGTGCTAATACAACTATAAAAACTGCAGGAGTTTTCCAAGGATGTAGCTATGTAGATAGTAATGGTGATCAACAATTCAGTAGACATTGGACAGGTGGTTCAACAGCAACAGACATTCAATTACATGTTTGTACTGATCCAGCTCAAACATACTTTATACAGGCAGATGGTCCTGTAACAGCAGCAGCAGGTTTTGGTGCTGGTACTTATAATGGTGTATGGACAGCAGGTGCAGGTTCAACAAAAACAGGTAATAGTGGCTATGAGTTAGACGCATCTGGACCTGTGCTAACAGATGTTAATATGAGAGTAATACGTAGAGCTCCATGGGATACAGCAACAAGTTCATCAGCAGGTGAAACTGACGATTATCCATGGTATGAAGTACGTATCAATAATCATATTGATAATTATACAACAGCAACTATTTCAACAGCTTAATAGGAAAGGAATAATTAAATGGCTATTAATAGAGCAAGTATTGCCAAAGAGCTACTTCCTGGACTAAATGCAGTTTTTGGAATAGAATATGGCAGCGTAGATGAAGAACACAAACCATTATACGAAATAGAAAACTCAGATAGAGCTTTTGAAGAAGAAGTACTCTTCACAGGCTTTGGTGCTGCACCTGTTAAAGGTGAGGGTGCTGCTGTAGTTTATGATGATGCATCAGAAAGTTATACTTCAAGGTATACTAACGAAACTGTAGCATTAGCATTCGCAGTAACTGAAGAAGCTATGGAAGATAATTTATATGATACTTTTGCAAAACTAAGAGCAAAAGGATTAGCAAGAGCTATGGGAAGTACAAAACAGCAAAAAGCTGCTGACTTGTACAACAATGGCTTCGCAACAAATCAAGGTGATGGTGTACCAATGTTTAGTGCAGCACACCCAGTTGTAGGCTCTGGAACAGTAACTAACATTACTACTGCAGCAGCTATAGCTGAAGGTACTATTGAAGCAGCAATCATTCAGATACAAAAAACTACTGATGATCGTGGCATCCTTATAGGTGCTTCAGGTGTTTCATTACACGTACCAACAGATCTAATGTTTACAGCAGATGTACTTCTAAATACACCTGGCACTACTGCAGGTATATTAGGAACTGCAAATCACTTTGCAAACAATGACATTAATGCTATAAGACATTTAGGTGTATTGCCTGATGGATTCTATGTGAACAGAAGATTTACAGATGTAAATGCATGGTTCATTAAAACAGACGTACCAAATGGTACTAAAATGTTTAATAGAACTCCATTACAAACTAAAATGGAACCAGATTTCGATACTGGCAACTTACGATTCAAAGCACGTGAAAGATATTCTTTTGGTGTTTCTGACTGGAGAAGTTGGTTTGGAAATCAAGGAGCCTAATTATAAATATTGGAGGAGAGTAGAAATATTCTCCTCCTTTATAACATAAGGAAAAATTATGTCTACAAATATTACAACAGCCTATAAAAAAGACTCTGGAGATATTATAGTAGCAGAGTCTGGTCTTGAATCATCTATGGTAAATCGTATTGTAGCTATTCATGCTAATGCAGTAACAGTTGCTGGTACATTTGATATAAAAGATGTTAATGGAAGTAGAATGAAATTTGATGTTGGTGTAAGTGGTACAGCAGATATTTATATGGGAGAAACAGGACTTAAATGTCAAGGTAATGTAAGTGTTGTTATGCCAGGAGATACAGCAAGTATAACTTTAATATTAGGATAACTAAATGCCTAACTATTCTTATTTAAAAGATGATATTGTAAATACAATAGAGAATGATTCAAATGAGTTTGCTACTCAAATTCCTTTTTTTGTGCAGAAAGCTGAAGATCGTTTAATGAAAGAGTTAGATGATGTGGCTTTAGATTCTTATTCTTCTGTTACTTTTACAGCAAACAATCCAGTAGTAAGTTTACCTGATGGTGCATTAGTTGTACGTAATGTAAACTTTACAACAAGTGCAACTGTACTTGGTGAACCAACTGGTATTATACCTTTATTACAAAGAACATATGAATATGCAATAGACTATTGGAATAAACCTACATCTGTAGGAACTCCACGATATTATGCACGTAAAACAAATACACAAATTTATGTAGTACCTACACCTACTTCTACATTAGCAGGTGAAATACAATATACAAAACAACCTTTAGGTTTAGCTAGTGCTACAGATACAAGTGCTACAACTTCTAATTACTTTAGTGAAAATTGTTATAATGCTTTATTTAATGCATGTATGATTGAAGCTAATTATTTTATAAAAGATTTTCAAGTTGTTCAATCATGGGAAGCTAAATATAAAAATTCAATAGATGCTTTACGTAACCAAGCTAGAAGAACTAGACAAGATGATATGCAATCAGCTAATAGTCCTACAGGTGGACCTAATCCAGTTATACAAGGAGCTAACTAATGGCATTAACTAGAGCTAAGATAATGCAACAAATAATTAAACCAAATACTAAAAAGAAAAAGAAAAAAACTAAAGGGAGAAAAAAATGAGTAAAGATTTTATTACTGGAGGACAAGGTAGATTTCCATCTAGTTTAGAACCTAAAGATTCTAGCGTAACAAGTGGTAAACCTACAGGTCAAGGCTTTGGTGCAGCTCGTAAAGGACCACAAGTTAAAGGACCTATTGAAGCTGTATCTGATGCAGACTATCCTCAAGGAGAATCTTTTGATATAGGTGGTATTAAAACCTCACCTGTTATTGGAGTAAAATAATGTTAAAAGAACCTAATAATCCTGGATTAAAAAAGTTACCAACTAAAGTTAGAAACAAAATGGGTTTTGCTAAAAAAGGTGGTAAAGTCTACAAAGTAGATAATTCAGGTCAAAACTTAGTACAAAAAATGTATGGTGGAAAAATTAAAAATGAGAAATAAAATATTAAATAAGATTATAAATTTTTTAAAAACTTTACGAAAAGAGTAATATATGTTAGGTGGTTTACCAGTTGAAATGATTACAATGCTTGGCTCTAGCCTTTTAGGTGGAGTTATGTCAATGTGGAGTCAAGCAACTAAAAATAAACAAGACCAACAAAAGATGCTTCTTGCTAGAGATAAATTTCAAATGGCAGAAGTTGGTAAAGCTAGAGAGTTTGACAATAAAGGATTTCAATGGACAAGAAGGATTATTGCATTAACTGCAGTCTTCTTTATTATTGCATATCCTAAACTTGTTCCTGTCTTTACAGATGTTGGTGTTGTTCTTACATGGACAGAATTTAAAGGTGGCTTCTGGTTCTTAATAGATAAACAAGAAGTCTATATGGATAGATTATTTAATGGTGTAGTTATTACACCTCTTGATACACACTTAATGTCAGCTATCATTGGTTTGTATTTTGGTGGGAGCTTAGTTAAGAAATAATGGCAACACGTAAAAAAAGTAATATGAAAGGCTTGACTATTAAAGGTGGTTATAAAAGACCAACTAAACAAGGTGCAGGTCTTTCAGCTAAAGGAGTTGCTAAATATCGTAGGCAAAATCCTGGTAGTAAATTAAAGACTGCTGTAACAGGTAAAGTTAAACCAGGTAGTAAAGCTGCTAATAGAAGAAAGAGTTATTGTGCGAGATCTGCAGGACAAATGAAGAAGTTTCCTAAAGCAGCTAAGAACCCTAACTCAAGATTAAGACAAGCAAGAAAAAGATGGAGATGCTAACTGTCATATTTAATAAGTAATATTCCTCATTTTAAATGTTGGGTAAGAAAAGAATTTACAAACAACCACATAGATTATCATGGAGAATATTTGCATGGACTAGCGATTGCAGTCAATACAATACCAGATAGATGTTTAAGTTTTCAAGTAGTTTTTACTGGAATAGATGAAGAAGAGAATATACATGGAGGTGCAATGTGGGCAAGAATGCCCATAACAGGTTTAGTAGCAGACGAAGTTTTAGATGAAATGCCAGAAAGAATGGATACACATCTAGCACAACCTTGGGATTGTTCTTCAAGAGGACACTCTATAGTAGTTATGGATAGAATAAGTTCTAGTCCTTGGATGTGTAAAATAGGTGGTGAGTTTTATAAAGGAAGATATATGTTTACAGTTGATTACACAGATAGTTATATTAGTGATGATCCTGCTCAACATAAACAAAGTCACGTACTGCAATTAATAGATGCAGGTCAATGGACAGGTAATATCGTGGCATTACCTAATAATAGAGTTAGGGTAACTAATCCTGCTCTTTGGGTAACTGGTGAAGGTGCTCCAGACTTTGCACCAAGTCAGTATATTCATTCAGCAGAAATACACGATAGTTATACAAATCCTGACATTACTTTTAATAATCTTTACGCAAGAGGAAAAAATGAAAAAAACTAAATATATGAAAAAAGGTGGTACTATGAAAAAAGGTGGTACTATGAAAAAAACTAAATATATGTCTAAAGGTGGTGCTATGAAAAAAACAAAGTATATGTCTAAAGGTGGTGCTATGAAACGTAAAGCTGGTCGTAAAAGAAAATAATGGCAAAACTTTGTCCTAAAGGAAAAGCTGCAGCTAAAAGAAAGTTTGATGTATATCCATCAGCATATGCAAATATGTATGCATCAGCAGTATGTAGTGGTAAAGTAAAACCAGGTGGTAAAAAGAAAACAGTTAAGAAAGCTAAAGGTGGTGGCTTACGTGAATGGGTAAAAGAAAAGTGGGTAGATATAGGAGCACCTAAGAAAGATGGTAAGTATCAACCTTGTGGTAGAAAATCTGCTAAAGGTTCTAAACGTAAGTATCCTAAATGTGTTCCATTAGCAAAAGCAAAAAGAATGTCTACATCACAAAAAACATCTGCAGTAAAAAGAAAAAGATCTAAAGCTCAAGGTGTAGGTGGTAAACCAACAAACGTAAAAACATTTGCTGCTAAACATGGTGGCACTCTTTTAGTTGCATCTTATTATGATTAAAAAAAAAGATCCTAAAGTAGGAACAGGAAAAAAACCTAAAGGTTCTGGTCGTAGACTTTATACTGATGAGAATCCTAAAGATACAGTTAGTATTAAATATGCAACTGTAGATGATGCAAAAAAAACTATAGCTAAAGTAAAAAGAATTAATAAACCTTATAGTAGAAAAATACAAATATTAACTGTATTAGAACAAAGAGCTAAAGTACAAAAGAAAAATGAACAAGCAAGATTGGCTAAAGCAGCTAAAGTACAATTAAAAAATAAACATAAGAAACGTGGATAATAATGGCAACATCAGGTACATATAATTTTAATTTAGATATAGACGAAGTAATTCAAGAAGCTACTGAAATGATTGGTGGCGAAGAAACATTAGGTCATACACCTGCTTCAGCTAGACGATCAATTAACTTAATGTTGACTGATTGGCAAAATAGAGGTATTTGTTTATGGTCTATAAATACAACTGTAGTAACTGTAGCTGATACAGTAGCTTCAGTATCTTTATCAGATTCTACAATAGATGCACTAGCTATTACATATGCAACAAGTGTAAGTGGAACTGATATAGCATTAGAAAGAATATCAAGAGAAGAGTATCATAACTTACCTAATAAAAATCAAGCAGGTAGACCAACACAATATGCTGTGCAACGTGGTCGTAGTAATCCTACTGTAATGTTATACCCAACTCCAGATAATTCTACTGGTGTTTTAAATATAGAAAAGTTTAATCAATTAGAAGATGTAGATAAGTCTGCAGGACAAAATGCAGATATGCCTAAAAGATTTTTACCAGCATTAACATGTGGTTTATCATATCAATTAGCAATGAAAAGACCTGGCATACCTATGGATAGAGTACAAATGTTAAAAGCAAACTATGAAGAAAAATTAGGATATGCTATGGAAGAAGATAGAGAAAGAGCAAGTTTATTTATTAAACCTAAATTAGGATATATCTAGTGGCAACTAATCGTAATGCAATGGCTATGTGTGATCAATGCAGTTTTGTATATCCACATAGAACAATGCAATTAAATAGTTATAATTTATTAGTTTGTCAAACATGTTTTGATGGTGCATATGATTTAAAAAACCATCCACAAAATAGTATACCAGATGTAAGGGATAACCCAGTAATACAAAATCCAAGACCTGATACAGGTGGTAGAAATGTAGAATGGCAACAAGCTAATTTTGATTGGGATGATAGCACAATAAGATATTGGAGTAACGCATGAGTACATTAACAAACAAACAAATATCACAAACATATAAACAGTTATTAAAAGTAAATGTAAGTGCAGATACTAATACTGGTGTTACAGGTGATTTACAACAAGTACAATCAGGTGAAGGTACTAATTCAGCACTACAAATATCTACAAGTGTAATACAAGTAGCAGGTAAATTTGGAGTATCAGAAGATGCTTCAGTATCTGGTGATCTTTTAGTAGGTAGTAAAGTTTGTGCTTCTGCATATTATGGTGATGGATCTAATTTAACAGGTATAACATTTACTGGAGATGCTTCAGTATCTAGTTTAATAGTTACAGGTAATGCTACTATAGGTGGTAATGTTACTGTTGGTGGTGATATAATGGTATCTGGTGGAGAGATACAAGTTAAAAATGGTGGTGCACAGTCTAATATAAAACTATATTGTGAATCAGGTAATGCACATTATGCAGCTTTACAATCTCCTCCACACTCTTCTTTTAGTGGTAATATAACAATAACATTACCAGTAAGTACTGCAACATTAGTAGGTACATCTACTACTGATACATTAACAAATAAAACATTTGGAGATGCAGTAACTTTTGATGATGATATATCTGTTAGTGGTAATTCAAACTTTGGTGGAACTGTAACAGTTGCAGGTGCTGTATCATTAGCATCTACATTAAGCGTAGGAGGTGCTGTAAACCTTGCAAGTACATTAACTGTTGTAGGTACTACGCACTTAAAAGATACAGTAACAGTAGGTGGTAATGCTACATTTAAAGAAAAAGTATGTGCATCAGCTTTCTATGGAGATGGTACTAATATTACAGGTATTCCAATTACAGGAAATATATCTGTATCTAATGCTGTAATAGGAGGAACATTAAGTGTATCAGGAGCTTCTCATTTAAAAGGTACAGTATCTGTAGGTGGTGCAGCAAATTTTGCATCAACTGTAACAATTATAGGTAATGCAACATTTGATGGAGATGTTTCTGTATCAGGAGGTTTAGTAGTTGGAGGAACAGTTACTATATCAGGTGCTAATGTACAAGCTGCAAATGCTAAAGTTTGTGCAAGTGCTTTTTATGGTGATGGTGCTAATCTTACAAATGTACCTGTTAATATAACAGGAGATATATCAGTTGATAATGCTACAGTAGGTGGCAATCTTTATGTAGGTGGTACAGTTACAGTTATAGGTGCAGCAACATTTGATGATGATGTTTCTGTAAGTGGTAATGTAAATATTGGTGGTACTACTACAATAGCAAGTAATCTTTCTGTAGGTGGTACAACAAGTATTGGTGGAGCTGTCAATCTTTTATCAACAGCAACAGTATCAGGAGCTGCAGGGTTTTTAACAACAATGAGAGTAAGTGGAGCTACTTCATTAGGTAGTACACTAGCTGTTGCAGGTAATGCATCTCTTGGTGGAACAGTTACTATAACAGGAAATGTTATGGTATCTAGTGGTTTAATTGCTGTTAAAAATGGTGGATCACAATCAGAAGTTAGATTATATTGTGAATCAGGTAATGCTCACTATGCTGCTCTTCAAGCACCAGCACACGCATCTTTTTCTGGTAATATAACATTAACACTACCAGCAGTAACAGATACATTAGCAGGTATTGCAGCAACACAAACATTTACTAATAAAACATTTGGTGATAAAGTAGATTTTGATAATGATGTTTGTGTATCAGGTGATATTTTTGTAGGTGGTACTGCTACAGTTGCAGGAGCAATGTCAGTTGGAGGAGCTCTATCAGTAGGTGGTGCAGTTAATTTATTAGGAACAGCTACAGTAAGTGGAGCAGCAGGATTCTTAACTACAGCTAGAGTATCTGGTGCAACAACTATAGGTGGAACATTAGATGTTGCAGGTAATACTTCATTAGGAGGTACTGCTAAAATAACAGGTGCTACAACAATAACTGGTAACTCTGGTTTCTTAGGAACTGTAAGAGTATCTGGTAATACAAGTTTAGAAGGTCAATTACAACTAACTAAAAGTGCTGCAGCAGTTGTATGTGCAACAGCTATTAATGGTGTAACATCTGTATCATTAAACTTTGGTAATGCACAAAACTTTAGTACAACAGTTACAGCAGCACATACATTAGCTCAACCAATAGGTTGTCGTGATGGACAAACAGGAAGTATTTTCTTGACACAGAGTGGAGGAAGTGGTACAATGGCTTATCACGCAGACTTTAAGTTTATAGGTGGTACAGATCCAACCATGTCAACAGATAATGGTGCTGTAGATAGATTAGATTATATAGTAGTATCTGCTTCAAGTGATGGAGTAGGAGGAGACATTCAAATGATAATTTCACAGGCATACGCATAATGGGTATATTTCAAAATAATTTAATGGGAGCTGCAGCAGCAGCAGCAAGTGCAGGTGGTGGTGGTTTTTATGACTACCAAATAGCAAACTCTATACGAGGTAGTGCTGCTGGTGATACAACTTTAAAATTTACAGCAGGAACACCTACAAGCACAACAAAAATGACTATGAGTTTTTGGGTTAAAAGACATACTCCAGATTCTACAAATGCAGGAGCAAATAATGTTTTTACAACTGGTACTGGTGGAGGTAATTATTTTTACATTGCTTATAATGCTACATTAACTATGGAAAATTCAGGAGGAAATCAAGGTACAGGTTATCTTTTAACTACAGAAAAATATCGTGATCCTTCAGCTTGGTATCATGTAATTCTTCGTATAGACACTAGCCAATCAACACAATTTGATAGAATTCGTGTTTATGTAAATGGTAGACAGCTTGGAACTTCACCTTCAGCAACTTGGAGAAATCAAGCTATGATTACTAATACTGCACAAAATGAAACATTTTCTTATTTAAATGCAGATGGATTAGTACAAGCATGGGGTGGATTATCTGGAAAAGGTCATGGTACTGAAGGTGCTGATTTATCACTAGCTGATTGTATGTTTTTTGATGGACAATCTTATTATTCTGAGCTAGGTGAATATAAAAATGGTGTGTGGATTCCTAAAGATCCAAGTGGATTAACTTTTGGAAATAATGGATATTGGTTAAAATTTGAATCTAGTTCTGATTTAGGTAATGATTCATCTGGTAATAATAATGATTTTACTGTAGCAAATTTTGCAGCACACGATCAATTAACAGATACTCCAACTTTCAACTCTGATTCTAATGGTGGTAATTATTGTACATTAAATCCTTTATTTCCTGATCCTACAGTAGCAAGAATTAATGATGGTATGTTAGCTTGGGGTGGTTCTGGAGGTGGTGGTTCTGTTAATGAAATGGGTTGTATGAGCACCTTTGCTATATCACCAAGTGATACTAATAAATATTATTTTGAAGCAAGAATGAAAACTGGTCATAGTGGTGGAATAGAACAATCAGTAGGTGTTAATGTGCCAACTGCAGATTTAACTTCAGATAGAGGAGGTAGACCTACTGCATGGTGTATTACAAATAGTGATAATCAAAGAATATATAATGGTGCAAATTCTTATACTAATACTGGTGTAGCAGGTTCAGCAGGAGATATTGTAGGTGTAGAAATAGATAGAGCAAATACTACAATTAAATTTTATGTTAATGGAACTTTAAGAGGTACACAAACAAATTTAAATACAACTACAGATTTGTATCCTTGGGTTGGAACTGGAGGTTCAACAAGTGATGCTTTAGGTTGGGATATGAATTTTGGGCAGAATGGTACTTTTAATGGATTAGCTACAGCACAGGGTGAAAGTGATGCTACTGGCTATGGTAATTTTTATTATGATGAAGCAAATTCTTGTAAAGCATTATGTGCTGGCAATTTACCAGTAGCAGCAGAAGTTGATCCTGCACAAACTGATGACAATTTTCCACAGAAATTGCATAATCCTATTATTTGGACAGGTAATGGAGGAACATTAAATGTAACTGGATTAGGGTATCAACCTGATCTAGTCTGGTATAAAAGGAGAGATTCTGCTTCTAGCCATATTTTGATGGATTCAACAAGAGGTACTTCAAAAGCAATAGAAAGTAATAATAATGGTTCACAAGATACAAGTTTTACATCTGGTATAACTGCTTTTGGCGCAGATGGTTTTACATTAGGAAATCAATCACAAGGTAATGCAAGTGGTGGAACTTATGTTGGTTGGTCTTGGAGAGCAAATGGTGGAAGCACATCTTCTGGCTCTGGAGATTTAACATCAACATATCAAGTTGATCCTAGTGGTGGTTTTAGTATTGTAACAGCAGTAGGTGATGGAGGTTCTGGAGATAAAACAGTTACGCATGGAATGTCAGCAGCTCCAGATTGTATATTATCTAAAAATTTAGATACTAGCTATAATTGGGATACTTATTGGTCTAGTGGTACAACAAGTGGGTATGGATTACGATTAAATACTACTGATGCTCAATTATCTGGTAGGTGGGGTACTGTTAATTCTTCTATATTTACTTGTAAACATAATTATACTTGGTATTCCACAAATAATTATATTTATTATTGTTTTAGAAATATAGAAGGATATATCAAAGTAGGAAACTATAATGGGAATGGTGAAAGTTCAAATGGTACATTTGTATACACAGGATTTAGACCTGCATTTGTAATGGGAAAAGGTGTAGTATCAGGTGCTGCATGGTGGATTCAAGACAATGCAACATCTCCTTATAATGAATCTATTGGAGTTCAAGAACCTAATGATTCTGGTGCTATGTATACAAGTGCAAATCCAAATGTAGATTTTTTAAGTAATGGCTTCAAAGTACGTAATAATAATGCAATGTTTAATAGTACAAGCTACGATCCTTATGTATTCTTAGCAGTAGCACATAATCCATTTAAATACGCAACAGCAAGATAGGAATAAAATATGTGGGCACGAATAGAAAGTAATAATATAGTAGAATACTATGATAGAAAACAATCTATAGTATTAAATAATGTACGTTATTCTTCTCAAATATTTACAATATGGACAGACGCACAACGTAAAGATTTAGGTATTTTACCTATAGTTATTTCAGGATCACATCTTGATACTAATTATTATATAGAAAAAAATCATTCAGATGCAATAGCAGAAGATGGTAATAGTGTTATAAGAACTATTGGAGTTAAAGCTGCTGATAAAAAATTAGAAAATGAAGATGCAGTAGATGAAGATGGAAATAAATTAAAAGATAAAGATGGTAATCAAATTATTAATTATGGATTAAAACATAATGCTATACAAAAAGTTAAAAAACAACAAGCAGAATTTTTAGCACAAACAGATTGGTATATAATACGTAAAACAGATGCAGGAACAGCAATACCATCTAATATACAAACATGGAGAAATGCAATACGTTCTGATGCAACTGCTATTGAAACAGCAATAACTAATGCAGCAGATATGAATGCATTTATAGCATTACATACTGATACATATAAAGAAGATGGAACAGTAGATCAAATAGCAACTGTACAATCATGGACAGAATTGGAGTAAAACATGGCATCAAATTATACAACTAGAATAAGACTTAATCAACAAGGAGATGGAGATAATCCTAATTCTTGGGGAACAGTTTTAAATGATGGTGTTATTAGTCTAGTTGATGAAGCTGTAGCAAAGTATACTACTGTAAGTTTAGGATCAGCAGCAACTGTAACATTATCTGCAGTAGATGGTGGTACTGATGTACCTCGTTCTGCATTCCTTGAAGCTAATGGAACTGTAGGTGGAGCACATACAACCATAACAATGGTTATACCTAATGTTACAAAAGGATATGTAGTTAACAATCAAACAACTTATACAACAACAACTAATGTAGTAAAAATAAAAACAGCACCTGGTGATGGTCTTACTATTCCTCAAGGAGCTATATCACAAATAGTAGTAGATACAGATGGAAGTGTATACTCTACTAATGCAGCAGGTTTAGGATTAGGTACAGCAGCTTCTGCAGACATAGGAGTATGTGCTACTAATGTTCCTGATGTATCTTTAGCAGATTTAAGATATGTTAGAACTTCTGTAACAGCTAATACTACAGTAAGAGGAGACTTTGTAGTAGAAGCAGGTTCATTAAAAGTAGGAACATCTGCTAGAGCATATAATCCTATTACAACACTAACAGATGCAGCAAGTATTACAAGTGACTTTGCTGTAGGTAATAACTTCTTAGTTACTATAGGTGGAAATAGAACATTAGCTGCACCATCTAATGCAGTAGCAGGACAAAGTGGTTCTATTTATATTATACAAGATGGTACAGGCTCAAGAACTTTATCTTATAATACAGTTTTTCAATTTGTATCAGCAACAGTTCCTACACTAAGTACAGGAGCTGGTGATGTAGATATGTTAGTTTACATGGCACGTAGTGCATCAACAATAGACGCAGTATTATTAAAAAACTTTGATAGGTAGGTAATGTCTTCTACAAGTTCTAAACTCGTAAAGATGGACTTTCAACCTGGTATTAGAAGAGAGTCCACGCAATATGCAGAAACTAATTCTTGGTATGATACTAATAATGTACGTTTTCGTGCAGGTAAACCAGAGAATATAGGTGGATATGAACAAAAAGTATCTGTTGCATTTAATGGTTCAGGTCGTGATCTTATAACATGGACTGACAATGATCAGTTTAAAAGAGCTATGTTTGGTACAGCTCAAATGTTATATGAACATAATGGAGATCAGATATTTGATGTTACACCTGTATCAGCTAGTGCATCTTTAACAAATGCATTTAGTGTAGCAGTTAGTGCTAATGTTGTTACAGTATCAGCTACAGCACATGGTAGAGAAACAGGTGATTTTGTATTCTTTACAAGTACTGGTACTATAGGTGGTAATATATTATTAGGAACAAGTACTTATCAAGTAAGTGTTAATAATGCAAATACATTTGCTATTAATGTAGCAACTACAGCAAGTGCAGCACAATCATCTTCTGGTAATGGTCATATACATTATCTATTAAAAACTGGTGTATCAAATGCTGCAGCAGGTCTTGGTTATGGTGCTGCATCTTATCAAGCTACTGTATGTGCTTCTGATACTAGAGGATGGAATCAACCAACATCTACAGGAGCTAGTGACTTCTCAAGTGAGATAACACAATGGAGTTTAGATAATTGGGGTGAAGATGTATTAGCAAATAGAAGAGGTGGTGCTATTTATTATTGGGATGCAGATGCATCAACAAGTCCAGTAAGAGCAGCTATAGTTACTAACTCACCTACAACAGTTAATTCTATAGTTGTATCTCCTAATGATAGACATGTTATTGCATTAGGAACAAATGAATTTGGTACTACAGCAAGTCCATCAGGAACATATAATCCTATGGTTGTAAGATGGTCTAATCAAGAAGATTATTCTAATTGGACACCATCTATAAATTCTACTTCTGGTGAAGTTGTTATAGCTGATGGTACAAAAATAGTAGGAGCTAAAAGATCTCGTAATGCTATTAATATATGGACTGATAATTCTTTATGGGCAATGACTTTTGTAGGTCCACCATTTATATTTAATTTTTCACAGCTTGGAACTAACTGTGGATTAATAGCACAACATGCAGCAGTTGATTATGATGGTAGAGCAGTATGGATGGGATATGATAACTTCTATGTATTTGATGGTCAAGTAAGAAGTTTAGATTGTACAGTAAGAAGATTTATATTTGATAGATTAAATGTAAGTCAAAAAGATAAAATATTCTGTGGAATAAATTCAGAGTTTAAAGAAGTTATTTGGTTATATCCTTCTGAAAATTCTAGTGAATGTGATAGTTATGTTGTATGGTCTCCTGATGAAAACTATTGGTCTTATGGAGAAAGTATATTTACAACCTTTGCAGATAAACATGTGTTTGGAAATACAATTACAACAGGTGTAGTAGATGGAGTTAATAAATTATATAACAATGAAGTACAAGATATGTATACAGCAGATGGGCAACCTATGTCTTCGTTTATAGAATCAGCAGATTTTGATATAGATTCTGGTAATGAGATTATGTTTTTAAATAGAGTTATTCCTGATTTTGATTTAAGTGATGGTAGTTTAACATTCTCAATTAAAACAAAAGACTTTCCTGAAAGTAATACATCAAGAGAAAAACCAAATCCACCACATACAGTAACAAATTCTACAGCTAAGATAGATATGAGAGCAAGAGGAAGGCAGGGGAGAGTCAGAGTATCTTGCAATGCAGCAGGTACTAGCTGGAAATGGGGTTCTATTAGATTAGCCATACAACCAGATGGTAGAAGATAATGGCACGTTATCCAGCAGTACCTAAAATATATGATTACTTAAAAGATAATCCTGAAGCTGATAGAGTACATAGAGAAATATCACAATGGGGTGCAGCATTAGTAAATCAATTAGATACAAGAGATGCACAAGTAGATAGTGCACCTTCTACTAAAATATATACAGTTGTAACTATAACTGATATAGGTAGACCACGTAAAGGTGATATAGCTTATGCAGCATCTGCAGGTAAGTTTAAAGGTTATGTTAGTACAACAGCAACACAAGCATGGGAAAATTTAAATTGAAGAATGATGAATTTTTTAAGTTTCTTAACGAAAGTACATATGTAGGTAATATTAATACAGGAGAAATTATACCACCAAACATGTATAATTCACAAGAAATTGTAAAACCTATAGCAGACTCTTCAAAAATAGTGTATAATAGTAATAGTAATTTTATAGCTGATAACACAAAGCCACAGTCAAATTACATGAATATCAAAGGAATAAAATAATGATGCCACCCACCAGAATAGAGCAGCTAAATAACTTTCAGGATGCAGTACAAAGTCCTGATGGATTAGATAGACTACGAGCTTTACAGGCTGTTGAACAAGCTTTACCTTCGTCACAAGGACTTATGGGTATGCCACAGGTACAAGCTCCTATGCCTATGGTTCCTAGACAATATGGTGGTGAAGTAGGAACTGGTGGTTTAGTAGAAGTATTAGATGATGGTACACAAGTATTTAGTAATACAGAAGAAGGAATATTAAATAGATCTTTACATGGTGGTATGTTACAAGGTCAAACACAAACAGCAACAGCACCTAGTAGTTTTAGTGGTGGAACAAATGCACCAGGTACATTAGCTAGTGGAACTTCTGCTGCTCCTACAGTTTTACCTAAGACTGCTGTAGATAGTTCTTTTCTTGATCCAGTAATGCAATTAGATAATGTACAACAAAGAGGTGGTATATATAATGCAAGCGATATTAGAGATGCAGGTATAACTTTATCAAGACCTAGTGATGCACCTGAAACTATTGTTCAAAATGTAGAACAAGTAGGTTCTATGTATAGAGATCCACGTACAGGTAAAATACCATATGCTTTATATAACCCACAACCAGTTAATACTTTTGGTCAAGGTTATGATTTAAAAGATATGGATTACTTTACAGCTAATGCTCTTGCTTTAAGTGAAGGTGCAGATAGGTTTATTTATAATGATGAATATGCTGCAGTAGATCCAGGATTATTATCTAATTATAATTATAGTAGATTTGGAACTAAACCTTATAGTGATTCTATGGAAAGAGATAAAATAAGAGAAGCTACAATAGGTTCAATGTCTGTACCAGGAATGGGAAATGTTGCTTTTATTCCTGATTCTCGAGATAAAGAAGAAGCTAGATTAATAGCTGAAGGATTTACAAGAGATCATTCTGGTAGATTAACAGTACCAGGAACACCTCGTGCAGAAAAATTTAGACAACTTGCAGCACAAGGTATTAATATGGATAATGCTTATACAGCAGCACAGTATGGTTTTAAACATGGTGGTTCTCTTGCTGATACAGCAGAAGGTCTAGCAAGTTTTGGTAGATATGGAGATAATATATTAGTCCATATGAATCCTGAAGAACTACAAGGACTAGCATCACTTGGTCAGATAACATACAATCCAGTAACAGGATTACCTGAAGCATTTAGTCTTAAAGGTATATTTAAAGCTGTACGTAAAATAGCACCTATTGCATTAGCGATAGCTGCACCTTATGCTTTTGGAGCAACAACAGCTTTAGGAATAGGAGCATCAACAGCTCTTGGTTCTTTTGCAGGTAATTTAATAGCAGGTGCTAAACCTGGAGATGCTTTAAAACAAGGATTGCTTTCAGGTTTATTTGCAGGTGGTGGAGCTTACTTAGGTGGAGCTTCTTCTGGATTAGGTGGATCAGCAGCTCAAGGTGGTACAAGTGCAGTTACATCAGGTGCATCAGGTGGAGCACAAGGTGGTTTAACTATTAATAATCCTGCTTTTCAATCTTCACCTTTAAAGGTAGCTTTACAAGGACCACCACCAAATATAGGTAATACTACAGCTAGAGGAATAAGTCAATTTGGAAGTCAATCATCAGCACCTGCAGCTAGTTTAGCAGGAAGTGTTGATAAAATGATACCTCAATCAAACTTAGTTTTTAAATCTGGTGCTGTTCCTAAAACATATAGCCAATCAATAGGTGGTGTTAATCAAATAGGTTTAGGAAATGCTAATGTAGCTTCTAATGTTGCAAGAAGTGGTCAACTTAGTCCTAATGTTACAAATCAAATTACTTCATTTGGAGGAAATCAAGGAGCAAATTTAGCAAGTAATGTAGGACAAGGACCAACAAGTATATTTGCAAAAGGTGGATTAAGTAAAGAAAATTTAAGTAGAATGGGTTCACAAATATATGACGATTATGCTAATCCAAAAGGTATAGCTAAACTTGTAGCTATGGATTTAGGAACACCTGATTATGATGTTATGTATGCTAATGAAGCTAGAGAAAAAGAACAAGCATTAAGAGATGCAGGTTATACAGTTGATACTGGCTTTGATGGTCAAG